CAAGACATGCGCACCGAGATCAACGGTAAGACAAGCGATGTCGTCGTGATCGAAGAGCGCGATCTCCTCGGGCATGATCCGATCGAGGAGTCGACGCGCATCGAGCCACCGGAGCCCGCGTAGCGTGTCCGACGAAGTTCGCCAGCGCGTCGGCGGCACATCCGAATACGACACACTCTTCGCTGGCCTGGCGCGCCGGAACATGCGTCTCGCGAAAACGCTCGAGAGCAACCCTGCGCTGCAGCGCGTCGTGCAGAAGATCGTGCAAGGTGCCGAGATGCACGCGCGCATCCACAACATCCCGATCGAGCAGGCCCGCGTCGACGCAGTCCTCACGCCCGCCGGCAAGATCGTCGTGTCGATCCATCCGCCGCAACCCGAAGCGCGCTGGCACATCACCGTGACGAATCCGACGTTCGGCCGGCGCTGGTTTATCGCGACGGAGTCGCAATCATTCAAAGCGGTGGACGGCCCGGCGATCCCGGTGCCGAGTCTCAAAGTCGGCGATCGGCTGCTGTGGGCGCACGGCACCGTCGGCACTATCTTGGACGTGCAGCGTGTTCCCGACGACCTATGAGGTACTGGCCGCTGCGCGCCCAGATCACCGCCGAAGGGGGCGAGATCGGGATCGCGTTTATCTGGGTGGAGGGCGTCGCGTCGTCGATCGAAGAGGCGTTGCTCGTCGTCGGCGACTCGCATGCGCGCTGTTTTGTGCTCCGGTTCGACGAGGTTCGGGCACGCGGGGAGCTCGCACGGTACGATCGAGCGCGTGGTTCCCCTAGCGATCACGCTTGAGCTCGATGAGCTCGGCGGTTGGGTCTTCGTTTCGCAATGGATTGACGTCGACGTCCGGTTCGAAGGTGAGCCCCAAAGCGGACTGCGCCTCTCGATCGACGTCGTGCCGAAGACCGAGCTGACCCGCTGCTCGTGGTCCTAGATTCACTTAACTGGCGTAATCTGGTGAATTTAATTCCCTAGAAGTTCCTAGATTTCCATAGGTTCTACGGACACGCGCGCTGCGATCGCCATCGCGATCGGCCAAGAGCGCGCCATGATCACCTCGTCGCAGGTACCCCAAGAAGAGGCGCTGTCGGTCAACTCAACGTTCCGACGTCGCTACGGCATTCCGCCGAAGGGCACCGCGCCAAAAGGCGGCTGGGCTGATTCGGACTATGGCTTTCCGCTGCCGCCCGCAGATCACCCGAAGGCGCTCGAATTCGCTCATGCGGTCCTCTCGCGAGCGCATCAAAACGGCAACTTCGATCCGGCCGACGTCGCGAAGCAGGTCGCCAAAGCCAAGCGCATCGTCGCTCAGCACAACCAAAAAAAAGATAGCGAAGCCGTAACCCCGTGGCGCGATGTGCGCTGGATCAACCTTGCGCAGCGCCGCGGCAAAGGCTTTGCCGCCGTGCACCCGCGCAAGAGCGAATCGGTCCGCGCGTTCCTCGAGCGATGTCCGCACGCTGCGCCGGCGTCGCGCGCGGCGAAGTTAAGCGACGAGCAGCTGCGCGTCATCCGCGAGAGCGCCGTCGCGATCCGCAACGGTTCGGTGCACCTCGAGGATTGGTCGCCGTCGAACGTCAGCTTGCGCGAAGCCAAAGCGGGTATCGACAAGATCGAAGGCGTCCTGCTGATCCGATCGGGACCCGGTAATCCCGCCGACGGTCACTACTACTCCGATGAGTGCATCACCAACGCCGCGGCGACGAACGTCTTCGAGGGTGCGCAGTGCTACCTCGACCACTCGAGCGCGTTCGAAGAGAAGAATCGGCCCGAGCGATCGGTCAAGGATCTCGCCGGCTGGTACAGCGACGTCAAGGCCAAGCCGTACAAAGATCCGCAGGTCGGTCCGTGCATTGGGCTCTTCGCGACGTTCCATCCGGCAGCCGAGAAGCCCGAGGTGCTCTCGATCGTCCGGACATGCGTTGAATACGCCAAGCAGTACCCAAGAAAGGCGTACGCGGGCCTGAGCATCAGCGCGTATGGCGATGGCGAGCCCGACGAGATCAACGGCAAGGAGTATCTCCGCGTCGACACGATCACGGCGGTGCAATCGGTAGACATCGTAACGCGAGCCGGCGCAGGCGGAGCAATAGTACCTTTACGAGAGGGTTTTCGCGTGGCAACCGGCAGCAACAACATCAAGCTCACGCTCAACGAGGAGAAGATCCGCGAGGGGCTCACCGAGCTAAACGAGTCGCAAAAGACTAAGGTCCGGGCGTTTCTCAAGGGCATCACGATCGGCGAAGGCGCCGGTGCGGCGAAGCTCGAGCTCACGGCCGAACAGGACAAAGAGCTCGATCGCGTCCTGGGCATCGTCGATGGCGGCGCACTCGACCAAGTGCTCGATAAGGCAACCGGCGTCTCCAACGAGGAAGACGACGAAGTCGAAGAGGGCGCCAAGGGTGGCAGCGGCGGCGAAACCGACGACGATCCGCCCGAGATCGACGAAGCGGCGATCAAGAAGATGTCGCCGGCGCAGCTCGCCGCGGCGTTCAAGAAAGAGCGCGCACGTCGCGAAGCGGCCGAGAAGAAGGTCGAAAAGTCCGACAAGAAAGTCGCCGAAGCGGCACGCGCGAGCGAACAAGCGTCACTCGTCGTGCGCGAACACATGGCCGACAACGTCATGGCCGAGCTCAACATTCCCGAGGCGCATCGTCCGCGTCTCAAGCGCGAGCTGATTCGCGAAGGTTACACGACCGACGCGAAGATGCGCACGCACGTCAAGGAGTACGACGTCGCGATCATCCGCGGCGGTGACGGCTCCGGCAACGCCGGCGGCGGTAGCGCCAGTGGCGGCGATGCCAAGAAGATCACCCTGAGCTTCACGGAGTAAGTGCACCGTGTCTAACGTACTCACAAATCCGTCGCGACCGAAGCGCGTCATTCGGCCCGTGCTGACGGCGCCGGTCGATACGAGCACCAACTCCGGCTCCGTGTCGCCGGGTCAAATGCTCAAGCTGACCGCAAACTACGGCGTCGCCTATGTGGCGTCGATCACCGACGCACCGAGCTTCGTCGGCGTCTGCGATGATCTCAATCCGCTCGTGTTCGCGGACGGCATCACCGGTAGCCCGGTGCCCCCGAACGACGGCACGATCCTGGCGGTGCAAATCATCGAAGACGGCGAGCACCTCTTTAACACGACCTCGAGCGACTCGTACGAGCCGTATCAGTTCGTCACGATCGGTGCGAACGCGACCACGATCACGAAAGCGCCGGTTGGTCCGACCCCGGTACCCACGGGAACCGGTTCGTCGGGCACCTGGGGCGCCGGCACGTATCCGGTCGTGCTCACGCTGCTCGGTGCAGCGGGTGAAACGAGCGGCGGACCCTCGGTAAACGTCACCATCACCTCGGCGCAAGGGATCCAAGTCGCGGCGCTCACGGGCCTCGCATCGTGGGTGATCGGCGTCGGCGTGTACATCAACGGCCTGCTCGTCGCGGTGATGCCGGTGTCGTCGAATGCGACGTCGACGACCGTGTTCAACGCGCCGGTCGACGCCGCAGCGCGCGCGGTGCCGCAAGGTAATGCGTACGCGATCGGCTACGTGTCCCCGGATCAGCGGCAAGGCTCGACGCAGGTCCAAGCGTTCCCGATCTCGGGCGGAACGGGCCAACAGCTCTACGTGCACATTACTCCGCCGCTGGCGAAGTAACGGGAGTAGCTCAACATCATGGAAACGGAAACGGTACTGCTCTCGCCGGCGAAGCGAGTCGAGGCCGAAAACCAGAAGCTCTTCGAGGCGATGGCGGACGGCTGGCTGCGCAACATCCCGCGCAACGAGCTGGTTCAGGCCGCACGCCGGCACGTCGAGCTCGACATCCTCGAGACGGTCAAGAAGCCCGGCTTCTCGCTCAAAGCCGCGACGAAGCAGCTTCGCGAAGCCCATCGCCTGCAAGAAGAAATCACCCAGTCGCAAGTGTACGCACTGACGACCGGCTTGATCACGCTCGACATGGCGAACAAGTACAAGACGATCGCGACGTGCTATCGCGCGCTCGCCGAGATCCTTCCCAGCAGCAAGAGCGAAGAGTCGTACTTCGCGCGGCAACGCGGCAACATTCCGCAACCGCTCGCGGACAACGAGGAAGCGCCGAGCTCCGGCATGGGTGGCGTGCTCACGCGAATCAAGAACTACCGGTTCGCGGAGTGGATCGAGTACTCGAAGACGCTCGAAGATGACGATCAAACCGGCACGATTCGGTCGTTCGCGACCGATACCGCCGGCAAGATGTCGTATGCCGAAGCGCTCTGGTGGGTGCGCCAGTTCTACACCGTGTACCAAGTGGCGAACACGCGCGCATCGGGCGGCATCGTGCCGAACGAGTGCGTCGCGGGTCAAGCGTCGAGCGGCTACGGCGGCCCGACGTGCACCCCGGGTGCGGTGTCGCGCGACAATATTTCGAACCTCTGGACGGCCGCGGACTATGTGACCGATCTCGAGGGCGACTTCATGCTCGTGCAAGTCACCGCGGGCCACTTCGCCAACTCAGACAAGTTCACGGTCAAGACGATCATGACGGCCGAGTTCAATCCGAATACGCCGTCGGCATCGGCTGACGTCGTGGGTGGCACCTTCGCGCCAAACGTCCTCAAGGGCGAGTTCGAGATGTACTTCGATCAGTTCATCAAGTACATCAACTCGACCGCGCTCTCGGGCAGCGGATCGATCAATCGGTGGTCGCTCGGCGAAGCCGGCACGTTCGGTGCGTTCCAGGAGCGCGAGGCGCTCTCGGTCACGATGGAATCGCCGAACGCCGGTAAGTCGCTGGGTGCGAATCAGCGTCGCTACCTCGTGCAGCGTCGCTTCGGTGCGGGCGTACCGCATCCGGAATTCGTACTCGTCGGCAACTAAGCTCAGAATTCCATAACGCAGAGAGAGGCGTCGAGCTCAGGCTCGGCGCCTCTCATATTTATCCATAACGATCCATACGCGTCGGACACGGCCGCGGTGCCCGGGCGACGCGCAATCCGAAGACGCTCCCATGCCCGTAAAGAAAAAGGTCGATTCGCAGCCTCCGCCGCCGCCAAGCGCAGCCGGTCTGCTCGCAACGATCCCCCCGGTCCAGTCCAACGGGGAGAATGCGGTCGCGATACACCGCGATCGGCTCAGTGACGTGGTGCGAGATGTTCCCGATCGCGATCGTGCGCCCGAGCCGTACGATCCACACGCGGCGCTGACGAAGGCGCTCGGCGCGCGCTTTTGGGCAACCGACAAGGTATTCGATTGGGCGCGCCGGCAGACGGGCGAGCGGCTACGCTTCACGCGCTACTATTTCCGCCAGTTCGGCCTCGATCGGCACGTGCTCGTCGACATCTTCGCGGCCGTCAACGCTGCAACCGAGAAAGAGATCGCGCTCAAGCAGCAAGCGATTCGCGCCGAGAACGAGCGTCGCGCGAGCTCGAAGTCGGCACAGCCGCTCATCGGCTATTTGCCAACGATCCGCGGTGCGTTCATTCCCGAAGAGACGATCGAAGCGGTCAAGCGCGGTGAGGTGCTGGACCTCATCGATCGCGCGCGCCACGAAGGCGTGATCTCCTAGTGAACGATACGCCGATCACGGTCGCGAACGTCCGCACGCAGATCTCCGATCGGCCGCAGATTTGGCCGCCGATGGCGCAACCGCCAGAGACGATCGGCATCGGTGACGGCGTCACCCTCATCTTTTCCCTGCGGTTCGAGAACTATATTCCGAACACGCTCACCGTGAGCTTGGCCACGCCTTCGACGGGTGCGCCACCGACGTGGACCGCGCTCAACGCGGCCGCCTATACGGTTGGCGCGCCGAGCTCCGGAATCGACAACACCGCGGCGACCAATGCGATCGTCACGTTCAATCCGGTCGCAACGACTGCGAACAACGCGGTGAGCGCAACAGGATCGGCGACAATCACGCCGGCGTCGATGATCGGGATCTACGCCGGTTCGCTCTTGACGTACGACACCGGTGGAAGCCAGGAAGCCGTAACAGTGACGGCTGTCACAGCGACGACGTTCACCGCGGTCTTCGCGCATACACACTCCGCCGGCGTCGCGATCGCGGGAAGCGGTGCGCCCGTTGCAGGCACCCTCGTCGGCTCGCGTTGCCAAGTGACGGCGTTTAGCGACACGGATCTGGCCGCGTACCTGACCCGTGCCCAGTGCAACTACACCGATCCAACGCTGATCCTCAAGCGCGTGCAGTTCGACCTGATCGACGTCGTGCAGATGGACAACGATCGGTTACTGATTCTCTCCGAGGGCGACTATCGCAAGGATCCGCAAGCCTATGCGGAGTCGCTGCGCCAACTCAAAGCCGAGCTGCGCCTCGACCTCGAGGGCGGCCCGCAGCAGGGTGCCAACGTACCGGCGATGTCGATCGGAACCTCGCAGCTGCGCACCAACTACCAGCCGTTCCGATGACGGCGGTGCTTACGTGCAGATGCGGGCGCACGGGGTTCCAATGCTCGCTCGAGCTCAAGAAGTGCAAATGCTTCCGGACCGGCCAAAAGCGCGGATGGATCCCCCGACGGATACGCGGCAAGTGATCGTCGAGCTCAATGGCCACTCGCTCCACGAGGCGCGGATCTGCGCAGCGCGTTTCCTCGAGCGAACCGGCGTGCGGGATGAAATACGCCCGCGCAAGCATCGGCGATCGGCACGCGTCGCGAAGCTCGAGCGGCAACGCACGAAGATCCTGCGCGTGGGCACCGCGAAGATGCGCAGTGCGATCCTCGATGCGATGGCCACCATGCGTCGCGACGTGCTCGAGCGATCGCATATTCGAGAAGCCAGCATCGCCGACATCGTCGCGCGTGTGATGAACACGATCGAGTTTCTAACACCGCAAGCGCTTGCGGCGGCGATCGCGGAGATCCAGGCCGAGCTCGTCCAGAGCGGAATCGAGTCCGCCTCAAGCGAGGTTGGCATTACGTGGGATCAGCCGCCGCAGGCCGCGCTCGATGCGCTCTACGCCACGACGCTGCAATTCGCACGCAATATCGTCGATCGCGAGAAGGTCGCGATGAAGCTCGCACTGCTCGCCGGTATGGACGCCGGCGATTCGATTCCCGACATGGTGCAGCGTATCAAGGACGTCTTCGACGACGGCGTGCACATCATCGGGCCCGACGGTCAGGTCGCGCGCGTACTTCCGGAAGATAGCTGGGCCGAGATGGTCGCGCGTACGGAGACGACGCGCGCGATGACCGCCGGCATCATGGCGACCTATACGCACGCGGGTGTGCAGAGTGTGCAGTGGTTGGCGGCCGAAGACGAGCGGACGTGCGTCTATTGTGAGGATGCTGACGGCCTCACGGCGCTCGTTGGTCAGCCCTTCGAAAGCGTCGAGGTCGACGCGCCGCCGGCGCACCCGAGCTGCCGATGCGTCGTCGTTTCGGTGAGTGATGCCGACGCTGCCGAATAGCGGCCGCTGGCCGCCGCCGATGCCGTCCGAGGAGCAGGCGTATTTCCTCGTGACGTCGTTCGCCGCGAACGGGCAGTCGCGCGTGACGAACGGCCCGTTTCTCTGCACCGTCGTGCCATATAGCGGCAATTTGCAATTTCAGCGCCCGGGCACGGCGCAGGTGGTCGTCGCCGACGTTCGCTTGAGCTGCCCGATCGACAGCGGCGTGCGCGCGCGCTCGATTCTCACGAATCAGGCGACGAGCGAGCAATTCGAAGTCGTGCAGGCGCAGCGCTATCCCGATCGCATCGTCACGTACGCGCTGCGCAAGACGGCGCAGCCGTGATCCGCGGCCGCCTCGTCAACGCGGAGGCGATCCTCGCGTCGCTCCGTGCGCAGCTCGCGCGGATCCAAGATTTCACGACGCCGCTTCAGCAGGCCGGCGTCGTTGTGCGCGACGCGGCGATCATGCGTTTCAAAGAACAAGGCGGCGATCAGGACTGGAAACCGAATACGCGCGGCGGTCACACCGGCATTGATACCGGAAGGCTCTGGCAGTCGATACAAGTGTCCCCGCCGGCTGGCAATAGCGTCACGGTCGGCACGAACGTCTCCTATGCGCGTTGGTTTCAGGAAGGCACCGGCATCTTCGCCGGGCACTCGTCATGGACGGTCAAGCCGCAGAACGGCAAAGGGCTTAAGTTCACGATCGGTGGCGAGACGTTCGTACGCCGAGAGGTGACGATTCCCGGTCAACCGCCGCGGCCGTTCCTGGTGCTCACCGATCAAGAGCGCGCGGACATCCGTGACGTCTTTAGCCGCTGGATCACCCAAGGGACGACTTCGTGAGTCAGCCCGGACAAAGCTACTGGATGCTGTGGGAGGATGGCCTCGTCGCGCTGATCACCGAGGCGACGCAAAACGGCGGCGTGCTTGACATTCAAGCGAATCCCGACGGCAGCACCGGGATCCAGCTGGTCGATCGCACGGTGCCGCCGGAGCAAAACGTCTTTCCGCAAATCGCGGTGATGAACAGCGGCTTTACCGAGCAGCAAGCGCTGCAAGGGACGCACGACGTCGTGGCCAGCTACGACATCGTGTTGACGGTTCGCGT